TTCAACTCCTTTAAGAGCAACTAATTTTTATAGAGACGTTACTTACGATTCTAATTCTTATGAAGCAGGTGGAGACTTTATTTCTGTAGAGACTTCAACAGAAAATGGCGAAGCTAAGATACAGGAAATTAGTGTTACTATGCAAAACATCACAAGTAATGTCAGAACTTTAATTGAGGATGGCAATTACACTAATGTTGCTTGTAATATTTATATTGCCTTTTTTGATAGCAATGAAACATTGGTAGATGCTACTACTTATTTTTCTGGATTTATTAAATCAGCAACAATAAGAGAAACGAATAAATCTTCTCATATAACTTTATCTGTTGCTAATCACTGGTCAAACTGGAATCTAAAAAAAGGAAGACATTTTACAGATGAATCACAACAGCAGGTGTATTCTGGAGATGTTGGATTTGAATATGCAGATCAAACCAAAGAAGATATTAGGTGGGGTGCTGATTAATGTTCGCTGAATTTAAAATATTTGCTGACATGATTGCAACAGTTAAGGCTGTTGCTTCTGCTGTTTGGACTGCTGTGCAGGTTTATGCTGTTGCTACAGGTATTAAGGGATACATGGAAGCACAAGATTTGCTTTCAAAAGGTCAGACAATTTTAGGTCAAAAAACTTCTCAAGGTGGAAAGATACCAGTCATTTACGGAAGAAGAAGAGTAGGTTCTACCTTAGCTTTTTTGCATACTCATGATGGTAGAAGTAAAGATTTATTTGTGGTCTATGCTCTTTCAGTTGGAGAGGTAGATGAAATTGAATTAGATACCATTGAAATAAACGGTGTATCTATTAAAGATACTAAAGTATTTAGACAGGGTTATTATGCAGGCTCAGATAAAATAGTTTCTGGTGCAGGCTCTTTATGTACTGCATCTCAAGTTGGAAGAGTGCAAGAGGAAAATGCAAAACCTAAAGGAACTGACCCAACAAAAAGATACAGAATGGTTTTTAATGCTCATCATGGAGCAAGCGATCAAACCGTTGACCCCATGCTTAATGCATCAGTTTCTACAGAATGGACTACAAATCATAGGTTAAGAGGGGTTGCCTACATTGCAGCATCTTTTGAATATGATAGCAGAGGAATGTTCTCTAGCATTCCGCAGCTCACTGTGGTTGTTAAAGGTAAAAAACTTTATGACCCTAGAAAAGATGGTTCAATATCTGGTGGCTCTGGTAGTCACAGGTACGACACACCAAGTACATTTGAATGGTCAGATAATGCAGCTCTTTGTTTATTAGATTATTTAAGAGACGATGAATATGGTAAAGGTCTTGCAAGCAGTGCAGTTAATTTGCAATCATTTCAAACTGCAGCAAATACATCAGATGAATTAGAAGATACTCCAGATTATAGCGGTACAGCATCTTCAGCTACATTCTCTGGAACATCTGGAAACAGATTTATCAATGTTGATTCTGCAACTTGGGGAAGAGCTAAAGTTGGCGGTGTTATTACTATAGAAGACTCAGGCTCTGCTACTGAATTTGATGCAGTGGATATTATTGATTCTTCTAGATGGCAAGAATACGATGCAACTAATCCAACTTATCAAGTAGTTGTTAATGATACTCTTTCAGCAAATTACACCAACGAATCTGGAACTGCATTAGTTAAGGTAAAAAGATTTCATTGTAATGGTGTTGTAGATACTAATAAAAATGTCTTAGAAAATACACAGGAACTCTTAGGCAATATGAGAGGTATTCTTAATTATATAGATGGTAAATATGAAATAACCTTAGAAGATACAGCATCATCTACATTCACAGTTACAGACGATCATATTGTTGGCGATAATGGCATAACCGTAAGCTATGAAAACAAATCAGAAAAAGCAAACAAAGTAGTCGTTCAATTTTTTAATGCATTAAAGAAATACGAAATGGATACAGTTACTGTATTTCATGATGCAACACCTAACTATAAATCAGATGATGGTGGAGAAGAATTAGAACTGGTTGTAGATTTTCCTTACATAGTTAATAAATACGTTGCTTACAACATGGGTGAAGCAATACTTGGTAGATCAAGAAACCAGATGACTATCAGCTTTACTGGTACTCCAGAGCTTTACAAAGTAAAAGTTGGAGATGTCATTACCGTTGCTTATACGCCTGTGGGATTTACAGGAAAATTATTTAGAGTTGAAGCAATGGCATTACAACCAAACGGATTGATAGATGTTCAATGTATTGAGTATCTGGACATTTATAGTTGGGAAGCACCACCACAAGAAAACATAGAAGACATTGCAAGAATACCTGCAGGATTTGAAGTTAAAGCCCCAACAGGTTTAGCATTTACTGATTCTAATAGCAGCTCAACAGGAAGACCTTTTCTTTCATGGAACGAGCCAACAGACTTTCCTAATTACGAATACAGAATTTCTATCGTAGATGCTTCAAGCAATAAACTTCTTAATAAGATTGTTGATGATGAATTTGTTGATTGCAATTTCTTACCAGTAGGCTCTAACTATGTTGCTTCTGTTTCTTCTATCAATTCAGTAGGCTCAGAATCCGATGCTGCAACTCTTACTTTTAGTGTAGGAATAGAACCAGTTGCAACTGCTGACATTAAAGATGATGCGGTAACTCTAGCCAAAATAGGCAGTGATGTGCAATCAGCCATTGATGCAGGCGGTACTAACTCAACACAATTAATTAAATCTACCTCTGCTCCTACAACAAGAGAAGATAGTTCATCCTTGCAAGCACAAGATCTTTGGGCAGATACAGATGATAACAATCAAATCTATGTTAGAAATGCAGCTAATAATGGTTGGGAAAAAGCTAGAGATTCAAGTTTAATAACTTTATACAACTCATTAAGCTCAACTGTATCTACTAATAGTTCTAACATTGCTACAGCACAGGGCGATATAGTTACTCTTACAACTGATACTTCAGCTAACGCTACAGCCATCACTAATCTGCAAAGCTCTTTATCTACTACCAACAGCAATGTAAGTGCTAACGCTTCTAATATTACAAGTTTACAAACTCAAGTTACTTCTAATGATGGAGATATCAGTTCTTTATCTAGCTCTTTAACATCTTTAACTTCTACAGTTGGCAGCAATACATCATCTATTAGCACCAATGCAACAGCCATTTCTAGTTTACAAGGCAACGCTTCTGCATCTTATGTTTTGCAACTTAATGCTAATGGCAAGGTTGCTCAAATGGTTCTTGAAAGCAATGCAAGTTCAGGTTCAGGAGCAACTAGCACTATAGCTTTCTTAGCTGATACTTTCAAAATTGATAACGATGCAGGAAGCTCAGTAAGTCCTTTTGTTGTAACTGGTGGAACTGTTTACATAGATAATGCAAGAATAACAGACTTATCAGCAGATAAAATAAGAATAGATAATGTAACACTTGATACTGATGGTTCAGGTAATCTTATTATTAAAACCGAAGGTGTTAACACAACACAAATAGCAGATAGAGCAACCTCAGTGTTTGCAACTGCGACAGGCAGTGTCGGATATTGGTATGTAGATAATCTACCTCAAACTGCTATTGTTACTACAGGCATATTTCAAGCACCATCTACCACAGGCAACACTTTTTTTGTTATTGGTAATACTTATATTAATGCTAACTCAGGAAGCTCTACTGCTGACTGGTGTGAGCTGCAAATACAAAGAAGAAGTGCATCAACTAGTGGCGGTGTAAGCTCTGCTGCTTATTCAACCATTGCAACTATTAGAGCAAGAGGTGAAACAGGAGAAGCATTGCAGTCTATTATTGCTAATGATGCTTATACAGCAGATTATTATTATCAGTACAGAGTAACGCTACAAACCAATGGTACAGGAACGCTTTACAGCACTAGAAGTTATGGAATAAGTGGCATACAAGTTATAGTTAATTACAAATGATGAAAAGAATTAGTTGGTACGATGCAGATGGCAATATAAAGCATTGCCAAACAGTGCAAGAAGGTCTTGAAGATGCTTCTTGTCCTGAAGATGGCTTGAACTGGATAGAGGGGCATCCTGAATTAATACAAAATTCCAAAGTTGTTGATGGCGAAATAGTCAATGGCAACAATGATTCTATTCTTCCAGTGTTAGAAGAATTAAGAATATACAGAGATCTTAGATTAAGAAGATCTGATTGGACACAAATGCCTGATTCACCGCTTTCTGATGCAGGTAAAGCAGAATGGGCAACTTACAGACAACAACTAAGAGATTTACCATCACAATACACAGAGAATGACAATATTGATGATGTGGTATTTCCTACACCACCAACATAAACTACAATAGGGGAAGAGGATTTTAGATGGCAACACACGATTATAATTTAGAAAATGCGACTGGTGCTAACTTTAGAGCAGACTTAAATAACGCTCTATCAGCAATACTTTCTAACAACGCATCAGCTACAGAGCCTACAACTACTACAGCATACATGCTATGGGTAGATACTGCCAATAATCTTCTTAAAATGCGTAACAGCTCCGATGATGGTTGGGTAACTTTACCAGTTTCAATTACTACCTCAAACACTGTAGATATTGATGGTGGTACAGTTAATACAATTACATCGCTTTCTTTTAGCTCTGGTGAAACAGTTACCAGTATCTTAGACGAAGATGATTTATCTTCTGATGATGCTTCTGCATTAGCTACACAACAATCAATTAAAGCGTATGTAGACAGCCAAGTTACAGCTCAAGATCTGGACTTTCAAGGCGATACAGGTGGAGCTTTATCTATAGATTTAGATTCAGAAACTTTTACAATTTCAGGTGGGAATGGTGTTACCACATCAGGTTCTTTAAACACACTGACTATCGCTATAGATAGCAGTGTAGTCACACTAACCGACACACAAACTCTTACTAACAAAAGCATAGATGCTGATAGTAATACCATTTCTAACCTTGAAGTAGATAACTTAAAATCAGGTGTATTAGACACAGATCTAAGCGATGTATCTGCTTCTGATGACACTATAGCTTCTGCAAAAGCAATTAAGACTTATGTAGATTCTCAGGTCACAGCTCAGGACTTAGATTTTCAAGCTGATAGTGGTGGTGCATTATCCATAGACCTAGATTCAGAAACTCTAACCATCAATGGTGGTACAGGCATAGATACTGTTGGTTCTGAAAATACAGTACAAATCAACATAGATAGCACAGTTGCTACTTTATCTGATACACAAACATTAACGAACAAAACCATAGATGCAGACAATAATACTGTTTCTAATTTAGAAGTAGATAATCTAAAGACAGGTGTATTAGACACAGATCTAACTTCTGTTTCTGCTTCAGACGATACTCTGGCTTCCGCTAAAGCAATTAAAACTTATGTTGATGCACAGGTAACAGCTCAAGATTTAGACCTCACAGATGGCACTACAAGCATTTCTATAGATTTAGATTCTGAAGAGCTTTCTGTGCTTGGTGGTACAGGCGTTACTTCTATTGCTTCTGGTAATGGTGTTACTTTAGCTATTGGTCAAGATGTTGGCACAACTGCTGATGTTACATTTAACACAGTTTCAGCAGATTTAACTGGTGATGTTACAGGTGATGTAACTGGTACAGTTTCTAGCATAGCTAATCATTCAACCACAGATTTAACAGAAGGCACAAACCTCTACTATACACAGGCTAGGTTTGATACAGCTTTTAGCGGTAAAGATACTGGAGATTTAACCGAAGGATCTAATCTTTATTACACAGACGAAAGGGTTGACGACAGAGTTAGCAATTTATTAGTAGCAGGCAGCAATGTCACACTTACTTATAATGATGTTGCCAATACTTTAACTATTGCAGCTACAGAAGACAACCTATCTAACAACTCAACAGATGATTTAGCTGAAGGCAGCACTAATCTTTATTACACAGACGAAAGAGTTGACGATAGGGTTGCAAATTTAATTCAAGATGGCACTGGTATATCTTGGTCTTATGTAGATGCTTCTGGAACATTAACACCAACTATTTCATTAACCCCTTTTAGCACTTCAGATCTTTCTGAGGGAACTAATTTATATTACACAACCGCAAGATTTGATTCTGCTTTCTCTGGTAAAAGCACCAGTGATTTAACTGAAGGCACTAATCTTTATTACACCACTGCAAGGTTTGATTCTGCATTTAGCGGTAAATCAACAAGCGATTTAACAGAAGGCACTAATCTTTACTATACCGATGCAAGAGCTAGAGCTGCTATTTCTGTATCTGGTGATTTATCTTATAACTCAACTACTGGCGTTCTTTCATTTACAGAAAGAACCGATGCAGAAGTAAGGGGCTTAGTTTCTGCTTCTGGAGATTTATCTTATAACTCTACTACTGGTGTATTTAGCTTTACAGAAAGAACTGATGCAGAAGTTAGAGGATTAATTTCAGGTGGAACAGGAGTTACTTATAACAACAGCACTGGTGAAATTTCTATTGGTCAGGCAGTTAGCACTACTTCTGATGTTACATTTAATGATGTAATTATTTCAGGCGATCTTACAGTTTCAGGAACTACTACTACAGTTAATACCGAAACAGTTACTATCGCAGATAACATTATCGTTCTTAATTCTAATGCTACTGGTACTCCAAGTGAGAACTCAGGTATTGAGATTGAGAGAGGAGATGCAACTAATAAAACACTTATATGGGATGAAACAAATGATAAATGGACTGTAGGTTCAGAAACTTTTGTTGCAGCTACTTTTGAAGGAAATGTTACAGGCAATGTAACTGGTAATGTTACAGGCACAGTATCAGATATATCTAATCACGATACCGATGATCTTTCTGAAGGTGCATCTAATCTCTATTACACAACAGCTAGATTTGATTCAGCATTTAGTGGCAAATCAACTTCTGATTTAACAGAGGGAACTAACCTTTATTACACAACAGCACGATTTGATTCAGCGTTTTCTGGTAAATCAACTTCTGATTTAACAGAAGGAACTAACTTATATTACACAACCGCAAGAGCTAACTCAGACTTTGATACAAGACTTGCAACTAAATCAACAACCGATTTAAGCGAAGGTACTAACCTCTATTACACCACAGCACGATTTGATACAGCCTTCTCAGGTAAAGACACCGATGATCTTACTGAGGGTGCAACTAATTTATATTACACCGATGCTAGAGTAGATTCTCATTTATCAGGTGGTACTGGAGTAACTTACTCAAGCGGTGTTATCTCAATAGGACAACCAGTAGCAACAACTGATTCAGTTACCTTTGCAGGTGTCATTTCAGACTTTACTGGTGACATTGAAGGAGCAGTTAAATTTACTGCTAAAGCGGATGTTGCTCTTACTAAAGGTCAAGTAGTTTATATTTCAGGTGTTTCAGGAACAGTACCTACAGTTAATCTAGCTGATGCAGACAATAGTTCTGCTATGCCTGCTTTTGGTCTTGTTGCTGCAAATGCTAATCAAAATGCAGCAGTTGAGATTATTACTTTTGGTTCTTTAACTGGATTAAATACTTCTGCTTTCACAGTTGGCAAATCAGTTTATGTTTCAACTACCGCAGGTGCTTTAACAACTACTGCACCTACAGGCGAAAGCTCACTAATTCAAAACATAGGTCAGGTACAAAGATCTCATGCTTCTGATGGTATTATTAAAGTAGGCGGTGCAGGAAGAACTAATGCAACACCCAACCTAAACTCAGGCAAGATTTTCTATGGTAATGGTTCAAATCAATCAACACCAACTACTCTAGATACAAGCATAGTTCCTGAGAACACTAACCTTTATTACACCGATGCTAGATTTGATACTAGATTCTCTAGCAAAGATACAGACGATTTAACCGAAGGTGCAACTAACCTTTACTATACAACTGCTAGATTTGACACTGCTTTCAGTGGCAAAGATACAGACGATCTAAGTGAAGGAGTAAGCAATCTCTACTTTACCGATGAAAGAGTAGATGACAGAGTAAGTAATTTACTTGTTGGTGGAACTGGAATCACAGTTACTTATAACGATGTAGCCAACACCTTAACGATTGATGGATCTGCTCAATATGGCGATAGCGATGTAGAAGCATATCTATCAGGTGGAACTGGAGTTACCTTTAGCAGTGGAGTTATCTCTATTGGGCAATCAGTAGCTACTTCTGATTCACCTACATTCCAAAACTTAACACTTAGTGGCACAGATTCAATCAAAGTACCATCAGGTACAACTGCACAAAGAAATGGAACACCAACCGCAGGTATGTTTAGATACAATTCTGAAACTGGTGAATTTGAGGGTTATACAACTGAATGGGGTGCTATCGCAGGTGGTGGTGGTGGTTCTTTCTCTACCAATATCTTTACAGGTGATGGTAGTGATACTACCTTTACATTATCTTCAGCACCATCAAGTGAAAATAACTTAATAGTATTTATTGATGGTGTATTTCAGGCTCATGATAGTTATAGTGTTTCAGGAACTACTTTAACTTTCTCTGAAGCACCTGCAAATGGTAGAGTTATCACAGCTTATAATGCTGAAGAAGTTTCAATAGGAACTCCAAGTGATAATTCGGTGGGCATAGCTCAGTTAGATGTATCTGATGGAACTAATGGTCAGGTACTTACTACCAATGGTTCAGGTACTTTATCTTTCTCTACCATCTCAGGTTATACAGATAGTGATGTTGAGACTTATTTAAATACTTCTACTATTTATACGGATGCTACGAATGATAGGTTGGGTATAGGTACGAGTAGTCCTTCATATATTTTAGATGTAACTGGAGCTGCTTCAGAGGTTGGAAAGTTCAAGAGAAGCACAGTAGGAACTACAGAGGTTTTAATTGATACTTCAGGTAGTGGCGATGCTAGATTAGTATTTGCTGATAATGGTACTGATTCCTACGCTATTGGTAGAGATAATACCAATGGAGATTTTGTAATTGCTGCAAGTGGCGTATTAGGCACAAGTAATTTAATTAATATTGAATCAGGTGGCAATGTTGGTATAGGTACGACTAGTCCTGATAGATTTACAATTAGCGGTGGTGCTTCAGTTACAGATGGCACAACTCTTACAATAGACAGTGGCTCTAATACAAATAAAATGCCCAAACTTGAACTTGCTGCTTACAATGTGGCAAATGGAAACGATATTGGGCAAATAATTTTTGGACATTTTGGTGGTGATGCCACCGCAGATGGATATGGAGTTATAGCTGCTGAAAGAGTATCAGGCGGTGGTGATGGAGATATAGATCTTACCTTTGGTACTGGTTCTTCAGGCACAGAACGCATGAGGATAAGTTCCATAGGAGACATGCATCTTGGTCAAAGTGATGGAGATGTAAAGTTCTATATAGGTTCTCAAGGCGGTGGCTTTGGTGGCAATGCTTCACACAATATAAGAGCTTCAGGTTCAAGTTTATTATTTAATG